AACTTTCAGACCGTACAACCTTGGATATATGGCTCGCCATTCAGCTTATTTGGATGTGAAAAGGTCAGAAGGTAATAAAGACCGTGCAACGGTAAGGTTTTATGACGGAAACACTTTAAAATATGGCACAGGATTGTTATACGCGGGTGGGGGCGTAAATGATTATTATTATATTGCCTATAACAAAGACACTACCTACGAAAACAATAATAAATTTTACATGACGACTTCGGGAGCCTGTTATTCATCGTCATGGTCAACACACTCCGACAGGACAATAAAAAAGAACATTGAACCCTTAAATATGGGGTTGGACGTTGTTACAAAAATGCGGGGAGTAACCTTTGATTATATCGACCAACAAGAGGGAGAAAATGATGGTAGACAAGTGGGGGTTATTGCTCAAGAAGTGCAAGAATCCGGGGCTGAATTGGCGGTTACTATGGGGGATAACGATACGCTTTATGTGGATTACGGAAAGATTGTCCCATACCTCATTGAATCAATTAAGGAATTAAAAAATGAAATCGAGGAATTAAAAAATGGCAATAACTAAAAGTCTAAACAAGTATGGTATAGATTTCGACGCGTATTGGGTAATAGACCGAATAGACTTCACAAAGTATTTGGATTCTCCCACTTCAGCACCCGCCGGGCTTGTTGAGGGATGGGATACCGATGTTTATGTCTTGGTGTTTTCAAGCAAAGAAGCGAGGGATAACGAGGAGAAGTTTATTGAAAAGTTCAATTATCAATTCAAACACGACGACGCATCTGAATTAAGCATACAGGCAGAAGCGTATGAATATTTAAAAACACTTGATGAATTTCAAGGGGGGGAGGACGCATAATGGCTATAGTGAAAAATTTTAATTGGCAAGGTTTGGATATTTCAGAAGCATATTTATTAATCATTAGGTTGAGATATGCCAACTATAAATATTCAGACCAAGACCCCGAATTTACAAAAATCCCTGAGGTGGATAGACCGAAAGCAACCGCAACCTTTGATGTTGCTTTATATCCAAACGTAGAACAAAGAAAATTGGGGGGAAAACCTATGACGGAATTTATGGAGCATTGTGTCGTTAAACCCGATGAAGATATTCTCAGTCAATGTTATGAATACCTCAAAACGAAAACAGAATATCAAGAAGGCGAGGACGCATAATGGGTTTAATTAAAGAGTGGAAGTTTAAAGGGCTTACAATCAATGACGCTTACATAATTGTTTCTAAAGTTCAGATAGCAAAATTAGTCAAAGCCCCCGACCAACCTTTTGGGGTTGGCGGTTGGAATGCCGGGAAACATAATTGTTATATTGAATTTTATGTTTACTCTTCTAAAGAAGCGAGGGATGGTGGAGAGAATCCAATTGAATTAGGGCATTGTTCTTATAATTGTGAAACGGATGAATCTGCAAAAAACCATATCACACAAGCATATGACCATATAAAATCAAATTACGAATCATTAGTCGGTTCAGAAGATGTTTAACCTACAAAACTACAATACTACGCACTCGCGTAGTATACTACTCAATGCTTAAAGCAATAGGATACTTCGCCATTGGGCTATTCGCAGGGCTAACAGTCGCTGAATTGATGAAGGATGCAAAGCCCATAGAAAAGATATCTATCTATGATGGGTATATAGTGCGGTATGATTATCCTCACTATTATAGATACGGATATGATTATTATTACAGACCTTTAGAAGTTCGCCAGTATCGTCAATATACGCCAGTTAGAGGTGGCAGTAGAGGTGGCAGTAGTGGTGGCGGTGAAGGGGGTAGTGGGACTACCCATACAGGAACTGTGAGAAAAGATATATCTGATAGAAAGAAAACTTGGGGAAATAAGTATTAGTTGACAAATGTCAACTCTTGATAAAACCAACACTCAACGTGTTGTAAACCTAAACGGAAAAAAGGATACCATATGATGGACATGAAAGAAGCCCTCGAGAACATGAAAAAACAGTTCCAAGAGGTTGACGGACAGGCAAATGAGTTTGTGACTCTACGAACAAAGTTGGCTGGTGCGATTGAGTTTGCATCTTCAATGCTTGAGAGCGATGAATCTCAGGAGGCTCCCCAAGAGGCTCCTGTAAAGGAAAAGAAAAAATAATGCCTGACTCTTCTACACTTGACATCCCCAAACCACCTAAAGACCTTCGGGACTATAGGCTTAAGCTATGGACTGAGGTTCATATGCTGAGGAAAGATTTCCAGCGGGTAGAGATACTCGAACAAGAGGTTGGGGATGTTCGAGAAGAGATAAAAACAGCTAAGGTATGGGGCAAGGTGATTGGCACATTTCTTACTATTTTTATATCTATTGTAAGTTTCCTTGGCAGATTAAAACTGTGACAGAGGAGCTGTTTAAACAGATGCTGGGCGAATATGGATGGATGGTAATAACCGGGTTTATCATGATGATCTTCAAGGGGGTTATTGTTAACACTTTTGAAGCCCTGATGATTTTCATTGGCAGTGATTATGATAGCGATATGGTGGTTTATATAGGAGCTGATGAGAAACCCGCGCGTATAGTTAGGGTTGGTTTAACTAAAACAATTTTTTACATGAAACAAGGGGGAGACTGGAGCATAAAGCTTGTCGTTCCTAACGAGCGTCTTAAAAGTATGATCATAAAACAGAAACTCCCCAGCAACGGACACATAATAACGGAGAAGTAATATGGAATGGATACAGAGTAATTGGCAGGGAATTGTTGGGGCGATTTGCGCTGTTGTAGGCTTAGGGTGGTTACCCTTTACGCGGATTATCATAATGAAAGGCATCAAGGTTCTCTTATCGGAGACTTTCTTGCAAGCCCTATTCTTTGATTTGGCTGAGAAATACGTAGCCAGTACAGAGACATCGCTTGACGATAAATTCTTAAAGGCACTCAAGAAGTCTTTTAAGTGAACCACAGGCAGATTAGAGAGATCATTAGATCGACTCTAAGGCGTTTAAATATGTGGAGTGAGGACGCTGAGGAGTTAGTGTTCCTGACAGGACTTGTTGAGAGTGGATATAATTACATATCTCAGATAGGGTCAGGAGTAGCAAGATCGTTTTGGCAGGTTGAGCCTGCAACGGCTTTCGACACCGTAAATAACTACCTTATATATAGGGATAGTAAAATGGAAAGGGTAGCGGACTGCCTGATGCTCGATCCAGTAGCCCTGAAGGCCATGGATGATACGGAGTTAGAGGAATTGCTTTGGGGGAACATATACGCTGGTATTCTATTCTGTCGGTTAAAGTATTGGAGGGTTCCTAAACCCATCCCCTCAACAGTAGATGGGAAGGCTAACTATTGGCTTAAGTATTATAACGCTGGTGGGAAGGGTTCGATCGGTCATTTTATGGAAATGGCAGAGACGAGAAAAGATATTTAATTACACCCACTTCTTGTCCTGATATATTAAAAGCATTATATTCTTTTAAGGATGAGGAAGGATTTAATCATTTTTTGGTTATCTTCCTTTTGTTTGAGCCCCCTGAGAAATCAGGGGGCTTTGTGTCTTTAGGAGTGTGAGAGTTGTACTACGTTATTACTACGTTTTCAGTTATTCACGAGGAAGAAATACTGGGTTCAAGTCCCATCACTCACCCAAGAAATAAGCCCCGGTTTATCGACGATCTCAGACGGTAGCTGGGGTTTTTTAATACAAGAATATGTCCTTTTGTGTCCCTCGGTAGGATTGTAGGGTACTACGTTACTACTACGTTACTACTACGTTATCGCATCACCCACTAATAGACTCGACGATTTCCCTGACTTTACTCTCGTCGCCATGTGTGTAGATTTGAGCGGTGGCCTTCTTGCCCAATACCACACCAACGCCCTTCAAGGATAATCCCCTTTTATTAAGCTCTGTCGCTATTAGGTGTCCAAGAGAATGTAGGTCAGTGTGGTAGCCACCAATCCGCATTATTGCATCTTGGAACCTTTTCCTACTTCTTGCCTGACCACTTCGATTAGGGTACACCTTATATATACGATCCCCCCACTTATCCATACAAGTAGGTAGTATTACTCTCCGAACCTCTCCAGTTTTCTCCTGAACTATTCCATGTGAAATATGGTGGGGTTCTAAATTGCCAGCGTCGTTTGTACGTAACCCTGAGTACAAAAGTATAGACCAATATATACTATCACATTCCCTGAGCGACTCCTGTATGGCTCGCTTAACATGATTAAGCTTAGGGGGAATGCGAGGTTTGGTTGCCTTTTTACTGGGTAGATCAATACGGTCAATGGGATTGATTAAAAGGTAATCGTTATTAACCGCGAACTTGAACATCTGCCTGATAGCAATTAAAGTATCCCTAACTGTTTTATTGGACAGGGTGTTTAAACAGTGTGACTTGAATGCATTCAGCTCTTTGTTTTTAATCAAAACAAGATCATAAGCCCCATACTCTCCAACAAAATCCTGCAAGTAATATCTGAGCCTTTTGGCATAGGGTTTATTTTTCCCGACAATAACAGTTGCGTCGTACTCATCATATAAGGTGGCGAGCGTTTTCTTTTCGCTTACTGTCGTAACACCAAGTCTCTTGTCATTGTACTTTATGTCGAGCCGTGTTTTAAGAATCAGGGCTTGTTGGCGGGTCGATACTTTCAGAGATAGTGGGCGAGGACAAACCCCTTTCCATTCGTACCAGTAGTATGGCGAATCCTTACGCCTATATACGGTTGACACCGTCTACGCGTTTAACCCTTTTAACCTACTGCACTCCGCTGAAAGACGAGCATTTTCGGCATTCAAGATGTCAACTGCCTTCTCCAAAATGTTAACCAGTTTGATATCAAGAAGAGCACACCTAAACCCTCCATTAGCCTTAGCCTTCACAGAGATTTTTACTGTTCTCTTGGGTAGGTTAAAGTAGCTTACATCGAGGTTGAACTTGTCAACGATCCGATATAAGACTTTCTTGGATGGGTTCCTGTATCCACTTTCATATTGAGAAACAATTGCTGATGACATATCGCAAAGTTTAGCAAACTCTCTTTGCGTTAATCCATTAGTTTCACGAAGGTTTTTCATGGCGTTGCCTATGTTTTCCATGATTATTTCCTTTCTTTGCAAGCTATCGCTTGCTATTTAATTGCAAGTATGCCTAAACTTCAATAAGCATATCAAAGGTATTCAACAATTTGAAGTTATTACAAACGAGTGGACTTTCTCAAGAAGTATTCCTAACAGCAACTGAAGTAGCCAAACGGCTACGAATGACCCCCAAAACCGTCAGAAATTATATCGCCATGAAGTATATCAAGGCATATAGGATGCCCAATGGGACATACTTAGTGCCTGAAAAAGAGCTACTCTTATTCTTAAGGAGAAGCGAAGTATGAGCAACTATTTAGATTTATACAACTGTATAGCAGTTAGAAAAACTACTCCCCTTGGCAGAGCGTATTATGACCCAAATGAAGAGTCTGATAATCCTTACTTGGCTCTTTCAGTAACGACCATCCTTGGTCTTGTTATAGCTAAGGGGAATCATTTCGATAGATGGTTAAAAACCAATGGGCGATATGCGGATACGATCCGTGACTATAAGGCTCATCTTGGCACTGCCGTTCACCTCCTCTCTGAAGACCTATTTAATGGCAGGGAGGTTTCCCCTGCCGATATATCAAAGGTAATTCAACATCACCTCAGCGATAGGGATATTAGAGAGGGGGGCGGTGTTGCGTCAATCATCAACACAACCAACCTGTACTTAGAGTCACTTTGCAAGTTTTGGGATGATCACGACTGTGAGACCCTTGGAACAGAAGTGCAAATGTTTGCAAGCGGTGTCCCTTATGCTGGTACTGGTGATTGGATCGGGACTGTCAATGGTGAACATTCCTTGCTTGATATAAAAACTGGGGCTGAGGTAAGCACACACGATTATCAGTTGGTCGCTTATGGGATGCTACACAATTATTTATTCCCAAAGAATAAGGTAACCAAACTTTACACGCTGTACCTCAAAGGTGCATATAGACTTAAACCCACATACAAGCTCGTGGATGTGAGCTGGGCGTTGAGCGATGATTGGCGGAGAATACTAAAGCTCGGCCTTAGCATCCATGGAAAAGGCGGGGCTTGGAAATTCCCCAAGAGATTCGAGCCTCGCGAAACTTTCAAGTTAACGAAAACGAAAGGAGCCAAATAATGGCTGACCGTAAACCGGGATCAGGAGCACTGTTCCCAAATGATAAAAAAGGCAATGATAAAGCCCCCGATATGACTGGGGTTCTCACAGCACACGAAGATGTTCGTGCGGGACAAGAGTTTAACATTGCAGGTTGGAAAACCAAATCCAAAGCTGGAAAAGCTTATATGAGCATGAAGGCAAGCCCTAAGATAAGTCAGGGTGGGGGCGGAGCCCCTGTTGAAGACGATGGATTGCCCTTCTAACTATGACTGAAAACCAATTACACGAGTTGACCGAGACCACATGATGGAGAACTGTACTAATTACCGTGGAAAAGGTCACTCGTATGATTGGGATAACTATACAAATACGGAGATTAATTATGGATAAAAATACAAACAACGACAATGTACAAGAGGATACGCTGGACGAGTTCCCTCGGGTTGAGGTCTTTTGTCATACCTGTAATAAAAGTCTTGGGCTGGTCGTCGATAACTCAAATACACCTATTAAGGATGTTACTTTTTCCTGTAGTGCGTGTATGGAGACTTCGATATGAAAGAAATCAGTCTTGACTTCTCCGAGTGCCTGAATGGTTCAAATGTGGGGACATTAAGATATTTAGAAAGTTTATTTCGGGGTAGAAAAACAAGATTCCCGAGGGCATATGAGGATCAGGGATTGCTACACCATCAGCAAGGGGCGATAGCCGAACTTGCCTTCGCAAAGATGGTTGATAGATATTGGGCTCAACACGTTAATAGATTCCATGAAGAGGATATGAGGGGTGTTGAAATACGGTTCTCAAATAGGAATGACACGAAGGTTCGCCCAACCGATAAAAACATTTGGATTGTATCTATGGGTGGAGAACTCCCTAAGTATGTATATAAGGGATGTATCTTTTCTGAGAAAGCGAAGAAAGAGGAGTGGCTTAAGGACTTCGGGGGTTTCGGTAAGCCCGCATATTTCGTTCCTAACGATTGCTTAAGCACGTCTATGCCTCCTACATACAGGGAAGACGAGCTCCCATGAGCTGGGATAATATTGGGTTGGATGAGTTTCAGATCACCGATAAAGGCCGTCGGGCGTTTATTCATTTTCTATTTAAAGGGGAATTCCCTGAGGAAGTCGAGAATAATGGATCGGCTCTCATGTTATATGCTATGATAAGCAATAGTTATGTTGAGCGTTTCGTGGAGGAGGAAAAGTTTGAGCTTGCTCAAATATGGCAGGCAATTACAGACACTATTATTTCAGTGGGTCGGAAAGATAATTGGGGAGAATCATTTATACATTATGAAGAATAAAAGTTACGAGGGGATTTGGATTCCAGCAGAGACGCTGAATGATAGTGAGCTTACACTACATCAGAAACTTGTACTGGCTATGATCAATAATCTAAGCACAGACACAGAACCCTGTTTTGCCAGCAATGAATACTTCGGGAAAATACTTGGCATCTCCGCAAAGAATGTTAGCGTTCACATTAATAACCTAAAGCACATGGGGAAAGTGACCACTTACCTACAGCGGAATGAAAAGGCTCAGGTTGTGAGACGTGAAATACGACCTACTTACCACTTACCGGAATCAGGGGTAGGGTATCCCCGAAATCGGGGGGAGGGTATCCCTGAAATCGTTAACCAGCTTTCAGACGAGAACCTACTTAACGATATTGGGGAAGATATAATAAAGGATAGTAAAGATTATAATAAAAACTATAATAAAGATGATAGTGTTTATGAAATCGATTCATCCACTAAAAAGACTAAGAAGGAGAAGGTGTTTAAGGATGAGGAAGGTTTATTTGAATTATTTTGGAAAACTATTCCACCCCTTAGAAGGATTAACAAATCACGCACTAAAAAGGAATGGAAACTGGCGGTGCATAAGGAAAGCGTTGGGAAGATACAGGAAAGTATGGAGCTTTTCGTCGAGCGGGTTGAACCTAAATTTATAAAGACCAGCTACAACTGGCTCAAGGAGGAGCGATGGAAGGCCGTCCCTGAGGAGTCTAAAAAGAGAGGAGCGTTTGAGTACAGATGAGGCTATCCGAGTTCGTTGATTTTTTAAACAGAGAAGTAATGCCTATGGAGGATATTTATACCCACCTGACGATTGACAAAACTACAGTTAAGAGTCGGAGAAAATATCGGATTAAGCTAAGAAAGGAAAAACGACATGAACACGACAGAAATACTTGAAAGAATGTTTGCGGTGCATGGGAAGAGGCCACTCGAGGCTCAGTTCAGTGAGTACCTGAAGGTCTTCGATAATATCGGCAGTGAGAATAGTCTAAAGGTTTTCAGGCACGTCAGGGATAATGAGGATAGGTTCCCTACTATTAAACAGGTGAGGGGGATCATCTCAGGTTTAGGTATATGGGATAACAATGTTGGCAGTCTCAAGGAGTACGAGGATTGCTATTACTGTCAGGGTGTTGGATATGTGCCGTATCTATTGTCCCCAAAGAAAGTGAAAAAAATTGTTAAGTATGAAACGACTATGATGGCTTGCAACTGTAAGGCTGGTCAGGATTTGCCCGAGAATGTTCAGAGGTACTTCAGTAATGGTGGGAAGGTGCAGTTCCAAGATAACAAGGAAGGCTTATCCTACCCTATGCTCGTTAGCCTTAAGCAGATCGAGTTCAATGATATCCTGAGAGAAATAGGTGAGTAGTTATTATGGTGGTGGAAAAAGGAAAATTAAGAGGACATGGACAGACAGATTGTTCTCATTGTATATCCGAGATCGGGCTGGCTGGAAGTGTCAGCACCCTAAGTGTGATAAAGAATTTGATAAGAATGATAGTAAGCAATCTCGAAAGTTGCATTGCTGTCATATTGGTTACGGTCGTGGGCATATTCCTACTCGCTGGTGTGAGTATAACTGCCTTGCTCTTTGTATGTATCACCATGATTGGGTTGATCAGCATCCTTTTCGTGCTTTGTGGCTACTTAATCAGCATTTTTCCCTATATGAAATCTTATTTGTCAAGGATCAATATTCGAGCAAGAGGGTGAGAAAAATTAACAAAGAGTTCGAGTTAAAAGAACGTGATCGGATTAAGGTTTTACAGCAAGACTTGGAGGTAAAAAATGCAAAGCTATCTATTAAAAAATGAAGACCTTGAGGTAATTCTACTTGCACTACAGATTTTTGAAAAGCATGGGCGTAAATATCCCGGTATTGTCCGTGAGGAACATTTTGCAATCGCAAATCGAATGACGAGGGAGCTGTTAATAGCATCCGCATACACAGAAAAACAAAAAAAGGAAGATAATAATGGAACAACAAACGCAGACGAAAGAGCTGATAGTCGATAAAACACAGAAGGCTTGTGAGCTGGATTTATATTACATCAAGTCAATATATAACAGGCTAATTGTTAAGAAGGCTCTTGAGGGGCTGGACACAACGCTACTACATAATCGACTGGAGGCGGTGGAGATTCAAATATGGGCAATGAAGCAGGGAAAGATAGACGGTCGAGGAAGACCAAAACAAAGCGGTGGAATAAAAGCAGATCAATCCAATGGGTGATCGATCTCCAAGGTGGGAGCGTACAGGAGTGCAAACCCCAAGGTGAACTGTCAATTAATTACGACAAGAACTTGGGTGACAAGCATCTCGTATGGTGTGATAAATGCGGGAATGTATGGGATAGGGTCTATGGAGATATCTATCCCGACTTCCCCAAATTTGGTAAGAAAAGGAAAGACCATGGAAAAGAATGTAGCTGGTTTGAAACCACACGAAAATGACATTGTTGAGGAAATGTTAGAAAAGCACCCGATCCTAATGACCAGCATTAAGGATCATATGAACTTGTGCTATCGGCTGTTTGCAATGAAACAGTCAGACTATGGGCTGGGCAATATAGGGATGAATGGTAATAAGAGACTCGCTCTCATGGGTCTTGCTATCCGATTGAACGACAAGGTTCAGAGGTTACTTAACATACTGGATAGTGGTAAGGATGGGAAAAACGAATCCTTGGAGGACACGGCTATGGATATAACCAATTATGGGGCAATCCTGAACACCGTCCTGAAGGATGAATGGAAATAGACAAAGGTGAAAGAAGGAGAGGAGGAGACGAGAGGTGCAAGTCTACTATACAGATCAAAATCATTCCGAAAAAAAGACCACGGCAGAAGAAAACTTTTCAGGAAGGCGGAGTATCGTGAAATCGACAATGATCATTTGCTGTTCATTGACTACTCGGATCAGAAAAATTGGCAGGATGCTATCTCTCGCATTGCCCTATCCCAGCGGGATTATCCTAAGGGGGTGGGAGTTAAGATTAGTATGGATTGTATGGAGTCTGCTGTTCGAGATCACGAGACTCGTAAGGGGGGTTATATCTATTGTAGCCCGCAAGAGATTAAGGTAGCCCTCAGGTCTATGGCAAGAGCCTATAGAATATTAAAGGAAAGGAAAAAGTAATGGAAGAATTTACGTGCATAGAGTGTGATCGTTTGTATGACGAGAGTGATGGAGACACTGACGAGCGTTTATGTGATGAATGTTTGAATGAGGAACCTGATGATGTCTTGCATCCCAACTTCATGGAGCAGGTGGATGGGTTGGTTGGGTAAATAACTTTATCAGATTGGTTGATACTGTTTAAACAGTGTACGGCCTTGGTTGGCAAACCACAAAAAAAAGCCCCCAATGGCTATTAACCAAAGGGGGCTTTCTTGTTTTGTCGTACACATCAATACGACAAGGAGACACAAAACCTAAATGTTTATGTACTGGCTAAGGTCTTCCTGAGCAGTCAGGTAATTCTGACTTTCCATTGTTGACCGCCCCGCCCATTCTTTTAGAATGTGGCCTACCAGCTTTTCTTTAGAGACTCCTAACTGCACGGCACGTATTTTAATAACGTGTTCCGTACCTTTAGAAATGAATGCTCTCATGAGCTTACTTTTCATTTGCTACCTCGCTTTCTTTATACACGTTTCCATAAGAATCCAACTCTAATCCAAGTTCACTCATTATGGTGGATTCTATTTCTTTCATGTCTTGCATGGTGGATTTTATTTCTTGCCTTTCATCGTCTGCTTTTTTAGTATCGATAGGCTCTTGTAAGTAAATCGCCTTGACAGCTGGAACAAATGATTCAACCTTCATTCCCAACTCTCTA